ATTTTCTAAGTTCCAAAGTCAGGAAGACCCCAGAGTTTTGATAATACAACCTCAAGCAGCAGCCCATGGAGTAACACTTACGGCGGCGAACACGATTGTTTGGTGGGGGCCGACATCTTCTTTAGAAACTTACGCTCAAGCCAATGCGAGGGTACATAGATCAGGACAAAAACATCCATGCACGGTGGTTAGATTAGAAGGATCAAATGTAGAGCAGCATATTTATAAGATGTTGGATCAAAGAATCAACGTCCACACACAAATGATAGACCTATACAAAAATATACTTGACCTCTAGAAACATCTTAACTAAACTACGCAAAACATAAACAAACAAGACTATACAACGAGGCACATTATGACACTTACGCCAGACCTAGAGCGTTTAGTATCTGTCTACATAAAAATACGAGATAAGAAAAACGAAGTCGCTGCCAAGGCTCGTGAAGAAGAACAGGAACTAAGCGATAAGTTAAAAATTATTGAGACTGCATTACTGGAACACTGTAAAGATTCCGGAGTCGAGTCTGTACGAACGGCATCAGGTACATTTTATCGTTCGATACGCCAAAAATATTGGACTTCCGACTGGGAAGCCATGAACGAATTTATTCTAGATCACGGGGTCCCCGAGCTTCTAGAGAAACGAATCCATCAAGGTAACATAAAGCAGTTTCTTGAGGATAATCCCGAGCTACTACCACCGGGGTTAAATTGCGAAAGCGAATACACTGTTACAGTAAGGAGGAAAAAGTGACGGAAGATACCTACTCTCCAGTAGATGATCTAGCAAACTATCTTTCTGTCAAAGTTCCCACTATTAGAGACTGGGTTACAAAGGGATACATACCCAAAACCACATATATAAAGGTTGGGAATACGTACCGTTTTAATATACCGGCTGTAGTGGCAGCTTTGAAACAGGAAGCACCAGAGCAGGACACTACCCCTGTTAAAAACCCAAAACAACTTGAGTTAGATTTTGACGACGAGGAAAATTTATGAGCGAAATAACTTTATTTGAGAACATGCCAGCCGAATACAAAGACCTACTGGCACAGCTTCAACCAGATACTAACGCTTCCGGACGCATATCCAGTGGCGGAACCAATCGCCTAAGTATTCGGGGTGGTGTTTTCCGAAAAGTAGTAGGGGGTCAAGAGGTAGGAGAACTTGAACAGCGGGCTATAAACGTGGTGATAGTTAAAACTGCACCCATATCTCGCATGTATTTTGCTGGGCAGTACGTACCGGGACAAACTAATCCACCTACTTGTTGGTCTGGCGATACAAAAACTGGGCGACCTTCCGAAGACGTTTTAGCTGATGACGTACAGTCCGATACATGTTTCGACTGTCCTCAAAACGTCAAAGGTTCCGGCATGGGTGAAGGTAGAGCGTGTCGTTATTCTCAACGAGTAGCGGTTATGTTGGCAGACGAGACTGGTACTGTTAAGTCTAAAGACGTATACCAACTATCCTTACCTGCAACTAGTGTTTTTGGTGATAACAAACAAAAGATGGGGCTTCAAACCTACGCCCGTTTTTTAGACTCTCAGAAAGCGCCGTTGGCTTCTCTACTTACAGAAATACGTTTCGATACTGATTCATCTACACCCAAGCTATGCTTTAAGCCGGTGCGTATGTTGGATAAAGACGAACTTATGATGGCATTGGAAAATCAGAAATCTGAAGACACAGCAAGGCTAATTGCTTTAACAGTAAAACCAAAGGAAGACAGTGATGCACCAGCATTGCCAAAACCGAAGGTAAAGGTCGAAGCATCTGAAGAAGAACCCAAGGTCAAGAAGTCGAAGAAAAACAAGAAAGTCGAGTCTCCGGCTGACATTGATCTTGCCAGTTTGTTGGCTGACTTCGACGATTAAAACTTAAACTATTATACATTATTTACAGGGGCACTGCGGTGCCCCTAATCCTCTTATACGGAAAAACTATGGAAACCAAGGAATTTCTTGAGGCGGTTCTTGGTGACGAAGGATATTACTGCATAGTAGGTATAAAAGAAGATAAGGTAATACACAAATTCGTTACTTCGCTAACTGAAGCCGAGCAAGAAGCGCGTAATTTTGACGACAGTGGGTTTGACGCATACTTCAGTTTATCAACTTTTAAGAACGGAGATAGCCGTAAGGCAGCAAATTCGTTACAGATAAAGAGTCTGTTCATAGACTTAGACTGTGGAGTTGGTAAGCCATACGCTACCCAAGCAGATGGTATAAAAGCACTACGAGAGTTCAGGGTAAAGTATAAACTACCTGCATTTACTGCGGTTGTTAACTCTGGGCGCGGCTTGCACGTGTACTGGGTACTTGATCGTGCGTATTCTAAAGAAGAGTGGAAACCTGTAGCCATTCGTTTGAAATCTGCCTGTATGGATTTCGGATTGGAGATAGACCGGACAGTAAGTGCGGATGCTGCGCGTATACTACGTGTACCTAATACCCATAACTTTAAAGGTGACCCACCGCTAGATGTTAAGGTAATAAATAAAGAACTAAATCCAAGTGTTAGTTTGGATGTGTTTAATGAAAATTTACCTGACAACATATTGACTGTTTCGCCATCCGAATACAGCAGTGAAGATGCGAAAGACATGGCCCGTGCCATGGGGATAGATAAGTACCGCAAGCGGTTCGGTAAACTTTTGGAGGCTAATGCAGCAGGTAATGGGTGTGCTCAGATTCACAGAGCTATAACAAAACCTAACGATCTTTCATATGCGGATTGGTTACACGTACTTTCTATAGCTAAGTACTGTGATGTAGATGGAGACAAAGCCATACACCTGATATCCAAAGGGTATGATAGGTATTCACCAGAAGAAACAGACAAAATAGCCGCCTCCATAGAAACCCCACACTTATGCAGTACGTTTGAATTCGATAACCCAGAAGGATGCGAAGGCTGCCCACATAAGCAGTCAGGTAAAATTCGTTCTCCTATAAAACTATGTATGGAAATACGTGAAGCCGAATCTGCCGAGGTGGTAGTCGAGGTATATGACGAGCAATTTACCGAAGAGGGTACAGTAAACAGTAGTGAGGGTAGTGATAGTAACGACGAAGAAGGGATTCCGCTACCTCCGCCTACAAAAACACAGACAGTTAAAATACCAGAGTATCCGTTTCCATATAAAAGAGCAGCCAGTGGAGGAATTTACATAAGTGTAGAGAAGGATGACGGCACCACATACGAAGAGACCATATACAAGCGACCTTTATATATAACCAAACGACTGCGTGATCCGTTTGAAGGGCCGTCATTTGAGTTTAAACACCATACCGACAGAGAAGGCATACAGACTTTTGTAATACCCATGAGTGACTTGACTTCAAAAGAACAGTTCAGAAAGGTTATGGGTAAGAACGACATATTTGTTTTAAACAAACAGGCAGACGCGCTTATGGTTTATGTAGGGGCATGGATAAATAAACTGCAAGGTAAAGACGGGCAAGACTTCGTAGATGTACGGACTCAGTTTGGTTGGACAGAGGACATGAAGGCTTTTGTAATAGGGGAACGTGAGATACGGGCTAATGAGATTACTATAAATCCAGCCAGTTCGCGAACCGCTCAGTATTTTCCTATGTTCCGTAAGAAAGGTACGTTAGAAGGGTGGAAACACGTAACTAAGTTCTACAACAAAGATGGGTTTGAAGAGCATCAGTTTATGTTCGGCCTGTCCTTTGGAGCTCCATTGATGCAGTTTATACCCAACGTTGCTGGAGCTATCTATCATTTAATGAGTACAGACACAGGTTATGGAAAAACTACCGGTATGCTGGCAGGAGCTTCGGTATGGGGCAATCATAAAAAGCTAGTTTTACGGGGTAAGGACACTGGCAATTCAGCGTGGAACAGGGCGGAAATATGGAAGAATATGGTTCTGTACATTGATGAGATAACTAACTACAAACCTGAACCCGCTAGTGAATTTGTGTACGGGGCTTGTGATGGAGAGCAGAAAAACAGGCTTAGTAGTAGTGGGCAAAACGAAGAGCGTTATAGAGGGGCAGAGTGGGCATTGCTTGTAGGCACTAGCGGGAACACAAGCCTACAGGAGATAGTTAGTAAGCACCGTACTCATGCTAAGGGAGAATTCGGGCGTATGTTAGAAGTAGTGGCTAGTAAGAAGCTAACATCCAAAGCCCAAACAGATGCGGCTAATAAACTCAATGACGATCTTGCTAAAAACTACGGCCATGCAGGAGAAATATACATACAACATATACTTAACAATATGAAGTCGGTAGAAAAGCAGGTCTTGGACACTCGCAACCAGCTACTGCAGGACGCGGAATTAGATTCACAACATCGTTTTTGGGTTGCTCAGACTGCTGTAGTATTTTCGGGTCTTACCATTGCAAAGAAAATAGGGCTGCTGGATTGGAATTTGGAGGCTCTCTATGATTGGATGGTACAAAAACTTATGTTAGCAAAGGAGGATTTACAGGCTATGGTAGTGGATGTACAGGATTTAGTGGCACAGTACTTGGCCGAACACCCACGGGGTATATTAAGGGTTCGTAGTACCGATGATGCACGTACTAATGATCCACAAAAGCAGCACCTTATAATGCCGGATGCTGTACCTCTTTATCAGTGGGTAGGCAGGTTAGAGTACGACATAAACAGATTGTACTTAGTCCCAGCACCGTTTAAAGAGTGGTGCGTTAAACGAGGACATCACCACAATGGAGTACGTGAACTTTTAACTAAATACATGGGGGCACAAAAAGTAAGGATGCGGCTAGGTAAAGGTACGAAACTTAAAACGCCGCTACAGCACCTGTTGATGGTGGAATGGGAAGACGGAGAAAACGATGACGAGGTTCATGCTGACTGATATTTCGCCGGATGGTATACGGGTAGTAATCGATTGGGACAAGTTTACACCGGGGGCGTCAGTGTTTATTCCATGTCTGGATACAGCAAAAGCAGTAGAACATTTAGTAGAAGCAGCAAAAATAAATAAACAAGATATAGCCAAACGTGTTCGTATAGAAAATGGTAAGTATGGAGTTAGAGTTTGGAGACTAAAGTAATACCGATTTCCTAAGAGGAGTTTTGCCCCCTACGTGGGGGCATTTTTTAGTCATATCCTTCTTCAAATTCTCGGTTAGATTGAATCATTTCTAAGACAGCGTTCCTTTCAACTGGAGCCCCACCCGTAAGTATTGCGCTTTCACTACGGCGCTGCCTCCCACTCATTGAACGTTTGATAGAATCTATAGATAAAGGTCTAGTTGGATGGTCTTTGTTGTATTCAGCCATATCCGCTATAC